CACCATTTATGAAAGGTATGTTAGGTATTAATCATACCGGAGCATTAATTAAGATGCTAGGAGCTGTAAATGAAAATATCACAATTGATGTAAAAGAGGCAGCTGGTAAGAATTATGCAATGAAAATTTCTGAAGGTAGTACACAAGCAACTTTTATGTTAGCTGACACGACAGTTATTCCGGCAGTACCCTCAATCAATGCAGAGCCTGACTATGAAGTTACAATCCCGGTAAATGAAGAATTTATTAGTAAATTTATCAAAGCAAAAAATGCACTACCAGATGCAAAGAATTTTGCAGTGCAAGTTGTAAATGGTAATGTTAAATTCATTATCAATTATTCAACCGTAAATGCAGATAATATTTCGTTCGAAGTAGGAACTACAAATTCTGCAGATATGGACCCAGTTTGTTTCTCAGCAGATAAATTAAAAGAAGTATTAGTATCAAATCGTGGAGATTCCGGAGAATTAAAAGTATCTCCAGATGGTTTAGCTCGTATTGAATTTACTGGTGCTGACTTTGAATCAACTTATTGGTTAGTAATGCTACAAAACTAAGATGGTAGTAAAAATAGTAAATAATTCAGACAATGCTCTCCCACAATATGAAACTAATGGGAGTGCTGGTCTAGATATTAAAAGTGCAGAAAATGGACTTTTAAAACCAGGTCAGTTTAAATTGATAACAACTGGTTTGCGAGTTGAAATTCCATATGGGTATGAAATACAAGTAAGACCTCGAAGCGGGTTAGCTAAGAATTATGGTATTACTGTATTAAATAGCCCGGGCACTATTGATGCAGATTACCGAGGCGAAATTGGCGTTATTTTAATCAATCATGGTCAATATGACTTCGAAATTAAATCAGGTGATAGAATTGCACAATTAGTAATAGCGCCAGTGGAACGAATCCAATGGCAAGCAGTAGGGTCATTAGATTCTAGCACAAAACGAGGAGAAAAAGGTTTCGGATCAACAGGTAAATAAATAAATTATGTTTGGACAACAAGAAAATACACTTTGGGTTGAGTCCTTCCGCCCAGATACATTGGAGGGGTATATTGGCAATGAACACATCATTGAAAAAGTTAAAATTTTCATTGAAAACGGCGATGTTCCGCATTTGTTATTTTATGGTTCAGCTGGTACTGGTAAAACTACCTTGGCAAAGATTATTGCAAATAGCGTCGATGCCGATTTAATGTATATCAATGCATCAGATGAAAACTCAGTAGACGCAGTTCGTGATAAAATTAAGCGTTATGCATCAACAGTAGGATTTCGTAGATGGAAAATCATTATTTTAGATGAGGCAGATTATCTTACACCCAATGCTCAAGCAGCATTACGTAATTTAATGGAAACTTATAGCAAAACAACACGTTTTATTTTAACATGTAACTATGTTGAAAAGATCATTGATCCAATTCAATCTCGTTGTCAGACATTTGCAATTACACCTCCAGGTAAACCAGATGTAGCAAAACGATTGGTTGCTGTTTTAAATGAAAAAGGTGTTGAATATGATATCAAAGATGTTGCTGCAATTATCAATGCATCATATCCGGATATTCGTCGAGCACTTAATGCAGCACAAGCATCAGTTGTTAATGGAAAATTGCAATTAGATAAAGCAAGCGCTATTCAAGCAAATTATATGACTGAAATTTTGGAAGTATTAAAAAATGCTAAAGACAAAAAAGCATCTTTCAATAAGATCCGTCAAATTATTGCAGATAGTAAAGTAAAAGATTTCACACCATTATATACATTTCTTTATGACAGTTTGGATGAGTTTGCAACAGGTCATGTTGCACCATGCATTTTAATTATTGCAGAATCGCAATTCAAAGATGCATCAGTTGTAGATAAAGAAATTAATATTATGGCAATGTTTGTTAATTTATTAGGAGAACTATGAGTAAAATGAATGTTAATATTGGACCTAATGATATGCAACCAATTCAATGCAAAGAATGTAATGGTATGTATTTTCGTCAAGTAATGGCAATCAATAAAGTGTCAAAATTCTTAACTGGAGCTGATAAAGACACAATGGTACCGATTCCAGTATTTCGTTGTGATGATTGCGGCTGTATTCCAGAAGAATTTCAACCAATCAAAGTAAAAAAATAATGTCAATATCATATCATAAAGATTTAGTTACCATTGTGTTTAAAACTTCTAATAGAAGCAATGCAAACACAAAAATGAAATCATATCGAAATAAATCTATAGATGATATTTTAGATGCAAAGAAACTAGTAGGAATACCAGATAAGGCAGTTATACTAGAAATAGGAATGGGTGAACAATTAGAACAACAATATCGTAAAAAATACAATTTATAATGGCAGAAGAAAAACGTAAAGCAGCTACAATGTTTGATTTTATTGATGGGGTGACTCATAAAAAGAAAGAATGGTCAAAATGGTCCGATGTAGATCAAAAAGCATTCAGCCCTTACATGATGAATCGATTCTTATCAATGCGAATGGAATTAACAGAATTAATCAACGAATTTCAAACATATACAATTGGATTACTTCGTCCGCAAGAGACATATAAATTGTATCATGAATTACTGCCAAATAACAAAGCATTTGCAAAATACATAAAAGGTAAATCAGAAGATAAGTTTGACAAAGAATTAGTTGCTCAAATAGCTGAACATTATCAAATAAGCAAATCAGAAGCATCTGATTATGTTGAATTAATGGATAAAACAAGTTGTGAGCGCATTTTAACAATGTACGGATACAGCGAAGGCGACAAAAAGAAAATGTTGAAAGGAATCAAGTGAGTATAAATACACAAACACACTACAAAGGCAAGGATAGCCTTTATAAATTTGCAGAAGAGTGGGGTTTGAATACCTATGAATTTGATATCATTAAACGCATTGTAAGATGTCGGCATAAAGGTTCCTTTGAACAAGATTTAACTAAGACAAAAGATCTTATTGACATTTATTTGAAAGAACAATTGGATTCTAACAAATAATTCTATATAATATAGAAAAATGGCAAATCACGTTTATAGTTATTTTGAAATTACATTCAAATCAGAAGAAGATTGTAATAATTTTGCAGAGTGGATTGGATTAGATCCGAAAGATGAAAATATAACATGGGGCGAGCGAATTGAAGCTTGTTGCAACATCATGATGGATAATTTATATCCAGATAAAGAAGATACAAGAGAATGGTGGCTCGATAATGTTGGCGCTAAATGGATGTATTTTGACGATGTTGATCGATCAACAGATTCAAGCATAATTATTAACATGACATCTGCGTGGGACTTCCCCGAAGGATTATTCTTTAGATTATCTGATTTCCTTCGAGAACGTTATCAAGGAGTTACAATGCAAGTTACCTTTGATTATTTTCATCCAGACTTTGATGAATTAGATGAATATAAAGATGAAGATGATTGTTGGACAGAAGAATTCTATGAAGAAATGTCTAATATAAAAGATGAATTGTTACAAGATGTTTTAGCATTCATTCAACAAGATTTAGAAAAAGAATAACAAGTTATACAACAAGGAAGCTCGGCAGAAATGTCGAGCTTTTTTTGTGTTCTTGAATTATTTTTCTTATATTAATAGTATGAAAGCTGGACAATATGTAGCACCTATCTATCGTTTATCATTACGAGACCCAGATACAGTGCCTAGAAAAATATCTTATTCACAATGGTCAATGTATGAACGATGTCCATTATCTTGGAAACTTGCCTACATTGATGGACTAGCTCCATTCCAAGCATCCATTGACACGACATTTGGTACTGCCTTCCACGAGACATTTCAATACTTTCTTACGGTAATGTATAATGAATCTGTAAAGAAAGCAGAGAATTTAGATTTCCGTAGCATATTGCAAAACAAGCTTCGTGAAGAATATGTTAAGTGCGTAACAGAAATGGGTGGAGAACATTTTTCTAATCCATTGCAATTAGCAGAATATCTAGAAGATGGTGTTGCAATATTAGAATGGTTTAAGAAACGTCGAGCACAATATTTTTCTTCGAAGGGTTGGGAGCTCGTAGGCATCGAATTAGATTTATGTGTCCAAGCATCAGAAAAGAATCCTTCAGTTTATTGGTATGGTTTCATCGATGTTGTAATGCGTCATCCAGCAACCAATCGTATTGTGTTGTTTGATATCAAAACATCTCGCTCAGGTTGGAATAAATATCAAAAATCAGATTCATTGAAGTCTGCCCAATTGGTTGCATATAAAACTTATTTTTCAAAGCAATTTGGAGTACCACAAGAAAATATTGATGTTGAATTCTTTATTGTGAAACGCAAATTGATCGAAGATTCAATGTTCCCACAAAAGCGCATTCAAAACCATCGTCCATCAGCAGGTTCTGTAACACAAAAGAAAGTGCAGCGTCAAATTGATGCATTTGTTGAAAATTGTTTTGACGCAGAAGGAAATAAACGATCAGACGCAGTATATCATGCATTTTCAGGTAAAGGTGATAAAAATTGTAAGTATTGCCCATTTAAAACAGATTATGTAAATTGTCCTAAAGAAAATAGGATTCGAGAATAATTTTTTATATAATATAGTATGTTTCATCATAAGCACATATATGTTTATCAATTTGAAATGAAGAATCATCCAACATGGCCTGGTACTCATTTCACTACGCAAGAATACACATTATGTACAAATCATGATGGCCCGACGAGCAAAGCAAATAAAAAATTATTAGAAGAAGCACTACGAATAGTTTATGGATATATGCCTAAAGGTGTTAAATTTTTATATGAAAAATTATGACACGTGTAGCAGTTATAGGAAATACAAATTGGCAAAATAAACGCAAAGTACAAGATACGTTGCAAAAATTAAAACAAAAATTTGGCGATGAATTAATTATCGTTGGCGCCGGCGGGAATGAAGGTGCAAATAGTATGG